GATAGAGATTGGAACCAACGAATGAGTCCGTGAACTATGGCGCCTAAAGGCTAGCTGACTCTTACTATTGAGAATAGCAAATCGCCACAGAGGTTGACAAGTAACCCGGACGTCCATTTGTCGGTTTGACTCTTGCAATCAGGAATAGCAAATCGCCACAGAGGTTGGCAGGTAATACTGGCTGCCAACCCGTGTGTAGATCAATAGTAAGATCTGTAATTGTGTTCCCGGGGTTATCCTGCGTCCGAGGGTGACGGTGATGACATTAGCCCTCACATCCTCGCGCCGCCTAAAGGCGAGCGCGCGAGGACGTGAGATGCTAACGCATCACACGCACACCTCGCCCACAGCCCCCGGTGTCAATACTGGTTTGAGGGATCCTACGGATGATCAGTGCTTGATCTATGGGGCGAACGATTCGTTCCCCCCTTTTTTGAGCAAAAAATGAAGATTAGAGCTGATCTAACGTACGTTCCAAAAATGGAACGATCTAGAGGACAAGATTTAGGCTCCGTCGGGATCTTAAACCTGATGAAACAGATTTAGGACTGAACTAGCTTACGGGGCTCAGTGAACACTGCGTCGTACTCGATGAGTACATCGAACCGAACAGTGATTGAGTTGGCCGTAGCAATGTTGTAAGCGAACACATGAAAATATGACTGCTCTGTAGGATTAGAGGCGCTGTCACCTCGATAAAGATCGTCACCAACAATATTGCCTGGTCGGCCATTGAGTTTAGCGATCTTACATTCATGAACGACGCTACATTGAGACTTAGCAGTTCCATTGTTTGGAGCGAGCCATTCACGCTTGAGTAGGCCGTTTTCGATCATCTTAGTCGGTACTGTCTCGACAGACGAATCGGGAAACAGAGCGATTCCTACGTACGCATTCTCGGCTGCTGACTCATTGACGAAAGATACGGTGATTCTCGCATTTGTCACGGTGTAGTGTTCATAGAGGAGCATGAGCTGATCAAATCCCATTGGTTGATGACCAGTGATACCACTTGTGATATCAGGATCATAGAGCCCATTAGCACTGAACACATAAGCATTAGACGCCGCACTGGTAGCGGTAATCGTCCTATTATCGTTGTAAAGGAGCTTGGACCGATGCTTAATGCTGAGGACTGGGGGTCGGGAGAGGACGTTGAGTGAACGTTGAGTGAAAACTCGTTCAGGGGCAAGCCTTGCGACGGAGTAGGTCTTGGCCTTGGGCTTGGGCTTAGACCGGACGTACTTCGCACGCTTGACTGTCTTGGGCTTGGCACCATACATGTATCCCATCTTAACGAAGGTATATGTATGGGGACGAAACCTTTTGATGGAAAACTTAATTAATGATTAATTAATGCGTGGGCTTAAGACTATCGTAGCCTATGTATAGGCATCCACGATGACTGAAGCACTCAAGAAGAAGAGGAACTATTGCTTTACCCTTAACAACTACACGACGGACGATATCGCGCGTGTGTTGGCCTGGAAGGGAGCAAAGTACATCGTCTTCGGTGAGGAAAAAGGAGATGAAAAGGAGACGCCGCATCTGCAAGGGTACGTTGAGTGGAGCGAAGGCAAAGCCATATCTCCGACCTTGAAGAAGCTAGGCGCTAACATTCATTGGGAAGAACGTAAGGCTACTGCTGCGTCTGCCGCTGCTTACTGTAAGAAGGGTTGTCAGAGCCACGTCGAGTGGAGCGACAAAGGCATAGACGGCCCCAACTATGGTAAAGACGCGGTCATACACGAAGTAGGTACTATCTCAGCTCCCGGCAAGCGTACAGACCTGAAGGACTGCGCCGAGATGATTATGAACGGGAAAAGTACGGCTGAAGTCGCGGCACACGATCCAGCCACGTTCGTCAAGTACCACAAGGGTTTTGCGGCACTTAAGGCGACACTGTACAAACACCGTAGCGAGGCTCCCACTGTGCATTGGCGTTGGGGCAAAGCAGGCACAGGAAAGACTCGAGGAGCAGTTGAGGCTCACCCTGACTCCCACTACATCAAGGATGGCTCCAAATGGTGGGATGGGTACGAGCAGCAAGAGGCAATCATCATAGATGACTTCTGTAGACCAAAGGACGATGCGACCTTTCGGGCCCTCTTACAACTACTAGACCGTTACCACTATCAAGGCGAGTTCAAAGGGGGTTTCATCGCCATTAACTCTCCCTACATCTATATCACGTGCGAGCATCCACCCAGCGAGTACTGGAAAGATAACGAGCTAGCACAGGTGATGCGCAGGCTGACATCAGTGATAGAGATTGGAACCAACGAATGAGTCCGTGAACTATGGCGCCTAAAGGCTAGCTGACTCTTACTATTGAGAATAGCAAATCGCCACAGAGGTTGACAAGTAACCCGGACGTCCATTTGT